AGCCTACTACAGGCCAATTCATGAAGGAATGGACAAATCTATATGATTCAAAGAGTGGCGAACGAGGGATTTTCAATCTTGATTCAGTTCGTAAGCACGTTGACAGTTTTGGTCGGAGGGACTCGTCAAAGATTGCTGGAACCAACCCATGCGGAGAGATTCTACTTCGCCCAAACCAATTCTGTAATCTAACAGAAGTTGTCATCGGACCTGACGACACAGCACAGGAAATCGTTCGCAAGGTTCAACTTGCAACGATCCTTGGTACATGGCAGTCGAGTCTGACAGACTTCAAGTACATTCGCAAGGCATGGAAGGCCAACTCTGAGGAAGAGCGTCTTCTCGGTGTTTCGTTCACAGGAATCTTCGGTAACGAATTCATGTCAACACCAAGCCCAGAGCTTGCTAACTTCTTGGATTCAGCTAGAGACGTTGCAGTAGCAACCAACGCTACGTGGGCAGAGAAGCTTGGTATCAACCCATCCACAGCAATTACGTGTGTGAAGCCAAGCGGCACCGTGAGCCAGCTAACAGGAGTATCCTCCGGTATTCATCCTTGGTACTCAGAGTACTACCTCAGGACTGTACGAGCAGACAACAAAGACCCGCTCACGCAGTTGATGAAGGACGAAGGAATCCCGTGGGAGCCTGATGTAACAAAGCCAGACGCAACCACTGTGTTCTATTTCCCAACGGCAGCACCGAAGGGAGTCAAGTACACCAAGGACTTGACAGCAATCGAACATCTAACGCTCTGGAAGCTTTATCGTGAGCACTGGACCGAACACAATCCTTCCGTGACGATCAATGTCAAGGAAGAGGAGTGGGTGGGAGTAGGAGCTTGGGTATACGACAACTTCGATGCAATCGGTGGAGTGTCATTCCTGCCAGCTTCTGAGCACTCTTACAAGCAGGCTCCCTATCAGGCAGTCACCAAGGAAGAGTTCGATGCGTGGAATGCCAAGATGCCTTCGAGTGTCAATTGGTCACTATTGCCACTGTACGAATCAGAGGACGGAACAAAGGGTTCTCAGGAACTTGCGTGTTCCTCAGAAACAGGATGCGAAGACGTAGACATCACCTGATATAATCAAGGTGTGAGTAGCATCTATTGTGACAGAGTGTACGGGGAACATCCCATCGGTTTGTGGTCTTTTAGCGATCATTTGACTTATCTGACGCTATTGACAGAAGCCGATGAGGATGTTTCTTTGTGGTCTGCCTCTGCCAAGAGTTACGCATCGTTCATTCGTGACAGAGTTCCTAGGTTCCCCGGTATTGGTGGAGCTTATAAGGTGACCAGCGCGACAACGACAATTGGTGTCGTTCCAGATCAAGAGCACTATATTGAAATCAAGAAGCTTGACATTATTACGACAGACGAGATTAACCTCACGGAGAACATTGATGTTGGATTCTGGGGATTTGAGTCTGGTTTGTTCAACTTCTTTGAGGTAGTTCTCGTCAATAGTGCGGGCAACGTCGCAAAGATCAATCCTAGCGCAGCCGTAATCGACCAGATTGATTATGCAGCAGCGCGTGTAACAATTCAGCTTGATGCGTGGGAACAGGTTTATGCAACTTTTCCCGGTCCCAAGGTTACAGAAGACGTACAGAACCTAGGTATCCGCATTCGAGCATACTACCCATCACCAGCAACATACAACTTCCTCATCGGTGGAGTGTCAGTAGGGCAGGGTAGAGGATCGAAGATCATTCTTGAACACGGCACAACAAGTTCAGCCCCAATCAAGGCGTCCGGTCTCCAACATTTTGCGGGTATCAATCAGGCCGTAGCTATTCCAGAGTATGGATTCGGCAGAGATACGGCATACGTTATCAAATATGATAACAAGCTATCCGCGTCAACCACCGGTATCCCGTTGGTGTATGGCGATTCCACGTCTCTTATCCTAATCTCCAACCCAAACCCTTCCGTGGTGTTTCCCGGTAAGGGATTTTTGCATGACACTGGAAAGAATTCTGAGCTTACACTTGAAATGTGGATGCGTCTAGGCTTTGAAGGGTCATCCAGTGGTAAGGTGATGGGGCCTTTGTGGTCAACTGATGGCTTGTACGTGGATAATGGATCGTTGGTCATGGCTATTGGCGACGGTCTCGTCTCTTATGAAATCTCAGGAGAGGATGGTCCATTGCTAGTTAGCATTACCTCAACGCAACAGCGAGTGACATTGATGGTCAATGCTATTGAGGTTGGTTCCCTGACCCCAGCTACCAGCTACCCGAACAACTACAACTTCAACACTGACTGGATCGGTGTCTACGCAGGGGACATCCTATCTGTAGAGCTTGGTCCTGTTGCCATCTATCCTTACGTTGTATCGCCTCTGATCGCCAAGCGTAGGTACGTATGGGGTCAAGGCGTCCACACGCTTACAAGAGCAGACTTTGCAACCTTCTCGCGCACGTATGCGAAGTATGGGGCAGTCAAGAAGCTGGACTTCGACCTAATTGCTGAGAGGGATTATGACGTACCTGACTAACAATCGTTTCGGCAAGGACCGAGAATACACAATGACGAAGACCTACTATAGGTCTAGGACACCACTGTCCGGTATCTCTCAGGTTGACCTTGATGCGGGCGGAAGAACAACGTCCAATATCAAGTTCATCCATGTCTCCATGTCATCGCCAATTGTTCGCGGGCAGGCATATGTGTCCTTCCATAAGATCAAGGGTAAGTGCATTGATGCACTATTTGCCAATCAGGGATCAGAAGAGAGTCTTATCGTCATTGCTGAGGAGAATCTGTTATACAGGATTCCAGCAGACGTGATCCTAGATTTTAGGTTGCCCAACCCACATCTGTACGAAATGGATGTCCACTTCCTGTTGGATAATGATTCTCTTGTACCATCAACGCTTCCTCAAGTATCCGTGTTTGCCCTTTTCGACAACGGTAATTGGAATGAGGTAGGCACACAGGGACAGCTTAAGGCTTTGCCATACGTGCCAGAAGGTGTCTACTACTCAAAGAAGAACGTATCACCATACATGATTGGTAAGGCAGAGGGTTCCGTCATGAACCTCGGCAACGAGAGCGGTATCTCTGTTCTGGATGGACAGGTGTCTGTTACTAGCAGACAGTATGAGACATTCTTGGGATTGCAGTTCTGGGTAAAGTCTGATGCGTACTACGACAACGTTGATATGGAACTATCCGTTGGTGACGGAATTACGAAGTTCTTCATCTCCCAGTACGATGACGGAGGAGTGTCCGCTAGGTTCTCCGTAGGTGAAACAACTTTGGACACCGGATTTACTTTGTTCCAAGGTGGACAGCAAGTTTCTGTTCCAACACTACGTAATGGAGTATGGACAGCAATCGGTGTCGCCTTTGATTCACCAGTCCAACCGGGTACAGAAGTACCCAAGTTCACCTTTGGTCCCGGCGTAAAGCTAAAGAACATCATCTTCTATGGTGGAGACAACCTTGCCAAGATTATGAACTTCCGTTCTTGGGCACAGGTCGCATACTCAAACAACACGTCAATGGCATGGCAGGACTGGGACGACAAGACTTGGGCTGAACTTTATATCTCTGCGTCTGACGTTCCCGCAATGGACATTGGTAAGCAGTACCGTGGAACAATTGGTACAAACAGATACGTTGTGGGTGAGGATGAGGGGGAGGAATCTCACACCCTGTACATCATTGACGATGGTATCACAATTACTTCTAAGGCTATCGTGTTGGACAGTGGTGAGAATCTTGTACTTTCGACGCCATCATGGAAAGGTGTCGGTACGTATTCAGCCTAATATGCTACAATAGCGTATATGAGCGACGATCCATTCAGCAAAGCAAAGCATAAGACCACAATTGTTCCCAAGATGTACGAGTGGGGACTTTTCTTCTGGCAGTTGCCAGATGGTCACCTATTCCATGACGGTAACGGAAACATGCTCAATATCAAGGCTAGCTCCATGTATGACTTCGACGCAATGAAGAAGCTCAAGAATGCAGCAGCACATTATGGTCAGCCAGAAGGCAAGCCTTGGTTCCAAGCTGGAATCCGCAGGGCATCAGATGACGAACACTCTGAGCAGGTAGACCGACTAAAGGAAGGTCTTATCCCCAGCGTTAATGACCTCGGTGCTTTGGCGGCAGCACAGGCAGCAATGAGAAAGAACGGTCACAATGAGTACTGACACCTTCATTGATGTAAAGGTGGCAAGGGATGAGATTCTCCCCACACCAAAGCCAAGCGCAGACCCTTTCGATAAGGCTTGGAAGGATATCAAGTCTGAGTCTGTTAATCTAGACAACAACCTCAAGCGTCGTGTAGATCGTCTTGAGAAGTCATTGGGCGCAGCGCCTACAGCATCTTACGAGGAATCGTCCAAGATGCAGCCTTCGGGTAGTGGAGCGCAGTCCAACCAGATCAATCCCGGCAAGTTAAATTATGTCAACGGCTACGGTGCCTTTGACGCCATCAACCCACCCTACAACCTGTACACCCTAGCTGGGTTCTATGACACCAGCTTCTCCAACCACTCCGCTATCTCTGCGAAGGTTCATTCTGCCGTGGGTATGGAGTTCTCCTTTCAGCTTACCCCCAAGGCAATGCAGGAGCTACAGACCAAGAAGCCAGAGGCTCAGGACAAGGCCAAGAAGAAGCTTGACAAGATCAAGGTAGCTGCACGCGAATGGCTCGAAGGTCTTAATGATCAGGACGCATTCACTGACACAATGAACAAGATTGTCACTGACTATGAAGCAACCGGAAACGGCTACATGGAAATCGGTCGTACAACCACGGGAAAGATTGGTTATGTCGGTCACGTTCCTGCTATTACAGTTCGTGTGCGTCGCCTCAAGGATGGCTATGTTCAGATCATTGGACAGAAGGTAGTTTACTTCCGTAACTTCGGTGCAAAGAACCCTGACCCAATCATTGGTGACCCAGAGCCAAACGAAATCATTCATTTCAAGAAGTACTCACCATTGAATACCTATTATGGTGTGCCTGACGTTGTGTCCGCAGCAACTTCTGTTGTCGGTGACCAGCAGGCAGAACAATACAACCTTGAGTACTTCGAGAACAAGGCTGTGCCTCGTTATCTTATCACCCTCAAGGGTGCCAAGCTTTCAGCAACGGCAGAAGACAAGCTATTCCGATTCCTACAGACAAACCTCAAGGGTCAGAATCACCGTACCCTGTTCGTCCCTCTTCCTCCTGATGCCGATGGCAACAAGGTTGAGTTCAAGATGGAACCTGTAGAGAACAAGATTCAGGATGCCAGCTTCGAGCAGTACCGCCAGAACAATCGCCAGAACATCTTGATGGCTCACCAAGTACCGCTGTCAAAGCTGGGTATTGCTGAGGGTAGCGGTGTAGCGGCGGCAGTAACACAGGACCGTACATTCCGTGACAACGTTATTCGTCCATTGCAGCGTTACCTAGAGAAGGTTGTGTCCAATATCATCAAGGAAGCGACTCTCTTGGTAGAACTCAAGTTCAACGAGGCTTCTGTTGTTGACGAACTCGTATCCGCACAGATTCACGAAATCTACTTGGGTCAGAATGTTATCAAGCCTAATGAGGTACGTGGAGATTTGGGCAAGGCTCAGATTGAGGGTCTTGATGATGAGCAGGCAAATCAGGCCAAGGAACAAATGCAAATGCAGCTTGATGCCAAGGCTCAGGAAAACCAAATGAAGGCTGATACAGCAGCAACTGCCGCACAAGCAAAGGCTGAGGCAGTAGCAGCTAAGCCTGCCGTAGCGGGAGCAAAGCCAGCCCGCGATGCGCGTGATAGGTCACGTTCACAGAATGCTTCTGATTCTCCAACAACTGCCACTGGAAGAAATCCAAAGGGTAGTGGAGCAAAAGCAAATAAGTGATATACTAGGAGAGCTATGATGAATTTCGCTGAAACTTCCGGTAAGATTATCGATGGACGTATCGAATTCACTGTTCCACTTACAAAGGTGGACACAGAACGTCGAATGGTCCACGGATTTGCAACGCTCGATAATATCGACCTTGCAGGAGATATCGTACCTATTGAGGCATCGCTTAAGGCATTCAAGAGTTTCGCGGGCAACATGCGAGAGATGCACGACAGGCTAAAGGCTGTTGGAAGCGTCATCTCATTCAAGCCAGAGCGCTTCTATGATCCAAAGACCGACAAGGTCTACAACGGTATCTTTGTCTCAGCGTATGTTTCCAAGGGCGCTGAGGATACTTGGCAGAAGGTTTTGGACGGTACCCTGAGGGGCTTCTCCATTGGTGGAGTCGTAACCAAGACATCCGACAAGATCGTAGACAAGGGAATCTACAGGGTCATCGAGGATTACTTCCTTAACGAACTCTCCTTGGTAGACAACCCATGTAACCAGCTATCCGCAATCATGTCATTCGAAAAGAGTGCCGATGGTGGATACCTAGCAAACACTTCACCAGAGAATGTATTCTGGTGCCGCAACGACAATACGGTTCAGATTACATCTGCAACCGCAACAACTTGTTACCACTGTGATACAACAATGCAGAACATTGGTTTCGTAGAATCATCCGATAGCGACAAGATGGAAGTTGTCAAGTCCCTATTGGCTGGTGCAAGGTACGTACCTTCTGACGGTGATACCGTAGATTTCAACGAGGGTATCGGAGTAATCGAGAAGGTAATTAGCGCAGGAACGGTAAAGCTAGACACTTCTGATGAAGTGTTTAACGCATCGGAAACTGACCCTGTAGCAATTGTACGCATCTATGCACAAAATGATGATACAATGGTTGCAGCAAATCGTCGTATTTTGAAGAATGTTTCTTCACTATCAAAGACCAAGGATAAGGAGGTTGAGAACGTGAACAACGCTGAAACTGACGTAACAGTCGTAGAGGAGGTAGTCATCGAGAAGTCTGTTGATGAATCCCTAGGCGCACCGCAGGTATTCGAAGGAACACCTAAGGATGCCGCAGAAGAGACTGTCGTAGAAGAGGTAGCTGTCGAAGAGGTTGTAGAACCTGTCGAAGAGGTTGCCGCAGAAGAGGTTGTTGTCGAGAAGGCTGTTGAAGCCCCAGTAGATGACAACTCTGAAATGAAGGCACTGCTCAAGAGTCTCACCGACGCATTGGCACCACTCGCTGGACTTGCAGAACTTGTGAAGTCTCTCGGTGGAACGGTGCAGGAAAACAGCGAAGCAATCCAGAAGGTCTCTTCTGACCTGTCCGCAGCCAAGGACGAGATTGCTTCCGCAACAAATGAATTTGGTAAGCGTGTCGATGCTGTGGAAAGCAAGAGCGCATTCCAGAAGTCTGCTGATCTGGGCGAGATTAGGCAGGTAGAGTCGGTAGTACCGGCTAAGCAAAGTAAATGGGCTGGACGTATCCTCGATACCGCCTATTTCAACAACTGACAGTTTTAATAACAAATGGAGGTGAAAATGTCAGAAGAGGTTCTAGAAAAGGCCGTTGAAGCTGGTGTTCTTGCAGCCGGTGGTATTGGTGGAGTAACTTCCCCAGCCGCAGGTAATGTAGGAAACGTAGCTGGTGGCTATTTCGGAAGCACATCCGGTGCTAACGCCGTTAACCCATCCGGTACAGCCGGTGGAGGAATCCTACAGCCAGATCAGTCCAAGCAGTTCATCGATTACGTATGGGATGCTACTTATCTTGCTCAGGATGGTCGCAAGATCACAATGCGTGCAAACACCGCAGAAATTGAGAAGCTTAATGTTGGTGAGCGTGTAATCCGCGCCGCAGCACAGGCTGACGGAACTTACGAGAACGCAGGAGCTGAATTCACAAAGATTGAGCTTACTACGAAGAAGATTCGTCTCGACTGGGAGCTTTCCACAGAAGTTCTTGAGGACAACATCGAAAAGGATGCCCTCGAAGATCGCATCGTTCGCAACATGACGAACGCACTAGCAAATGACATTGAAGACTTGGCAATCAACGGTCTAGGTACCGGCGCTGACAAGTTCCTCAAGATTATGCCGGGATTCGTAGCTCTCGCTGACGCATCCGGTTCAGGAGCACATGAGAAGGTTGTAACCGTTACTGGCGGAGCATGGACGCCAGAGGTTATGCAGGGTCTCATCGACACGATGCCTCGCAAGTATCGCGCAATGAAGAACGGTCTAAAGTTCTACGCAGGCTCTACCACATTTGCGAACATTGTTCGTAACAACGGTACTCTTGCCAACGCTATCTGGACCGACAACAACAAGCAGACGTACCTCAACGGTACCGATCAGGTAATTGGTGGCCTCAAGGCTACTAAGGTTCTGGGTCTGAATGTTGTGGAAGTACCTTACTTCCCAGAGGATCGTGTGGAACTAACCTTCCCACAGAACCGCTTGTGGGGCTTCCAGCGCGACGTGCAGATGTACCGCGAGTTCCGTAACAAGAAGGACACAATCGAGTACACCGTATACGTACGTTTCGGACTCGCTTGGGAAGAGCTTGACGCACTTGCTTATGCAGATGCAGCAGCCGACATCTGATCGGTAGAAGCTAAGTCAGAGGGGGCGGGGTAACCTGCCCCCTTTGTCGTACCCAATGATATAATGAACGCATGGAGGAAAATATGAGTGATGTTGAAGTCACCGCACCTGAGCCTGTAGAGGAAGGTGTTGGTGCCCTAGTAATGGGCAAGACCGGAGTAACACAAAAGCAGTCACGCAAGCCGCGTAAGACAGTTGTAGCGCCGGTAGCAGATGACAAGACAATTGTTGTCTCTCAGGGTAATATCGATTGGTCCGAAGTCGGAAAGCTAAAGGCAGGATTCAACGTGGTTACCAAGGAAGCGGCAGCCAAGTGGGTAACCTTGAAGAAGGTACGCGAGGCATCCGTTGAGGAAGTAAAGGAATTCTACGGACGATGATCATTCATAGAGTGCCCCCATTCCCTTTGTTTTATGACAAGGCGGGGCTAGAAGCAAGCACAGTATACACTTGGTCTTTGGTTGACGGAGACTCTGTTGAGGTTGCTAAGGGCACCGCAACAACTGATAATGAGGGCGCTCTAAGAATTGAAGTTCCAAGCATGTACGATGATGACTACGTTATGAAGGTATCCACAGGAGGATATCTCAAGGTAGCTGATCAGGTGTCCGTTGTGAGGCCATACATCGATATCAAAGCTTTGCTGCCATCAATCTATACTGAGGCGCAGTATGCCAAGGCGGTAGCCAATGAGGTTGTCGCCAGAGGCATTATCGACGGATACACCAATGGATTCTACATGCTCAAGGAAACATATGAGACAGAGGGCAGCGGTAGCGATTACCTGACGGTACCCTACAAGCTCAACAAGCTATTGAAGGTATGGGAGAGTGGAGTTCTGGTTTACGACTCTGAATCAGAAACCAACCCATACGACCTTGCAATCTCACCTGACAGGACATCGATCATTCACCTAGGTGATTCGGACTATGAGTCTGGAAAGCCAATCTCGCTCATGTTCGCAGGATCAGACTATGGCTCAACATATGGACGAAGTGGTTCCTTCCCAACAGGTAAAGATTACGTTGTCCAGTTCGAAACAGGTCACGAAGTTATCCCACCAGTAGTAAGCCAATGTCTCAAGCTTCTTGTAGACGACATTACGTGCGGCTCCTCATACACCGACAAGTATGTCTTGGAGTACGCAACAGACCAGTACAAGATCAAGTACAGCGCCAAGGCTCTTACGGGCACAGGCAATAAGACAGTGGACGTTCTGCTCAGGGTTTACAGGGACTACATCGTGAGGGCAGGATTGCTCTGATGTTCTTCCCTATGCTTGCAGACGTGTACTACCCAGTCAAGGTTCAAAAGCCTTCCGGTGCAATGGAAGCTAACTGGGAGTTCGACCAGTCGGTTCCTTGTGAACTCAAGACTGGGTCGTTCAACACATCCAAGCAAAATGCCTTGCAGACATTTGATGATCTATTCGCTTTGCCAATGCTGGTATACGGAAGGTTTGACAGGGATATCCAAATCCTACAGGACGAATCTTCGGTACCATTCTCAGAACTTCGTATCACCAATATTCGCACAAGGACTTGTGACGACACGGGATTGGTTCTTTTCAACGAGAACATCGATGGAGGAATGGTGCCTACGGTTTATGAGGTCCGCAGCCTTAGTCCCTTTATCAACCCATGGGGAGTAGCAGAGCATTTCAAGACTCAGCTTGTTCGCAGTGACGACCAAAAGGGAGCCTTGTGAGGGCGACAGTAGATGTCACTGAACTTGTCCTAAAGCTTAACAAGATCATTGAATACTCAGAGGGATTCTTGATTGAGACCCAGCGCTTGCGCAGGCAGTTCAATACAGACATCGGAAACTATGTAGTCAAGCTTCTCGGTGAGTACATCGACGGACTTGCGAGAGTTTCACCTGAGAGCTTGCATCACGTCTACGAGTGGGGACAGGTCGGCACAGAGGCTGGCAGGCTCTTCGATTTCA